GTGAAGGTACACTTAACTGTGTAATCACCATAAAAGATGGAGTGTATTTAGCTATTCCACTTGACGAAGCAAACATCGAGTACCAAGAATACCTTGAGTGGGCTAAGACAAATACAGCTGAAGCTGCTGATGGACTAACTTGGGATGATATTAGATCTAAAAGAGATTCTATATTACAGTCTACAGACTGGACAATGGCAACTGGTGCAACTGTAGATCAGGCTCAATGGGCTGCATATAGACAGAATTTAAGAGATCTTCCTCAAACTTATAAAGATAAAACTCCTGACGATGTTGTCTGGCCAACACAACCGTCAACAGCTGGTCCTAATACATAATCCAGAAGATTACTCCCTGTAAAATAAGAACAGAAAAAGAATATAGTAGTTAAACAGTCATGCCATATATTGGAAATGACATAAGGGCAAACGAAGATTACAAAACTATAGATGATATATCAAGTAGTTTTAATGGTAGTACCACTTCTTTTGCTTTACAGGTCGGAGGTTCTGCCCCAGTTCCTTTTCCAAAGTTTGAATCACAATGCATAATATCTGTTGGTGGTGTAATCCAGGAACCTGATACTACAGGTACAACTGGATTTAAATTTACAGGTACAAATATAGTTTTCAGTTCTGCTCCAGCTTCTGGAGAATCATTCTTTGGAGTGATACTTGCTGGTGCAGATTACTTAAATGCTGGTGGAACATTTCCAGATGGAACTACTGCGGTTCCTTCTATAACATTTAGTTCAGATACTGATACTGGAATATTTAGGAGTGGTAATGGATTAGTTTCTATTACTTCTAATGGAACCAAAGTTGCCACCTTCCCGACGGGTCAAGGGAGTGCAAACCAGGTGCTTGCCACAGATGGTGGAGGAACACTCTCATTCGTTGATCAGTCAGGGGGTGGAGCTGTCGGAGGAGGCTCTGACAAGGTGATAATAGAGAATGGGACAACAATAACAACTAACTACACAATCGGTACTGAGTTTGGATCTACCTGCAATGCTGGTAGCTTTGGACCTATTACAATAAATGCAGGTGTGACCCTCACTATACCTAGCGGTTCAGTATATACGGTGGTTTAAATTATGCCTATTACATTAAACGGATCAGGAGCAGTTACAGGATTATCTCAATTACCTGATTCTGCTATGGCAGCAGGTTCTGTTATTCAAACCGTAGAAGCGACAACAAATACACAAGTTACTTCATCATCGACGAGTTTAGAAGATACAAATTTAAGTGCATCTATAACTCCAAGTTCTACCTCTAGTAAAATTCTTGTTTTAGTTAATCAAGCATATTGTCCATTTAGGGATAGTGGATCTGGTGTTAATGGTAGATTAACATTAGTTAGAGACTCAACAACAATTCTCGATCACACTTTATCTATGAATGATTCTCTTGGATTTTCAATACAAAATTATGGTCAATTTTTAAGGTTAGGGATGAGAGTACCTCTTTTTAAACTTGATAGTCCAGGCACTACAAGTTCTGTAACTTATAAAACACAGTTTGCTACGATTGCAACATCTAATACAGGTAGAGTACAAGCTCAAAGAGACAGTATGGTTTCAACTATTGAATTATTGGAGATAGCAGGGTGATATATACAAAAATTGATGCTATTGGAACTTTAAAACCTGATGCAGAGTGGACATGGGTTGGCAAGGATTATTCTGGTTTAAATTGGTTAGATAGCACAACAAAACCAACAGAAAGTGAAATAGATGCAGAAGTTACAAGATTAAATAATGCAGAACCCATGAGATTACTAAGACTTGAAAGAGATAAAAGACTTGCAACTTGTGATTGGAGAGCTAGTTCTGATTTGACACTTGCAGATAGCTGGGTAACTTATAGACAAGCACTAAGAGATTTACCTGCGTCTGCATCACCTAAAATAGATAGTAATGGTGATTTAGATATGACATCTGTTACTTTTCCAACGGAGCCTACATAACATGAGTCAAATCAAACTAACACATAGCGGTGGAAATGGTGTAATAATAGCTGCACCTAGTTCTAACCCTGCGTCAGACAGAACGATTACATTACCAAGTGACGCAGATGGTACGCTTGCAAGAACATCTGATGTTGCATTTAAAAGCTATGCGATTGTTGCTGACGTTAAAGCAAACAACGCTTCTGGAGGAGGTACAAACTCTACAGGTGGTTTTTACCAAAGAGATTTAAATACAGAATTAGATGACCCTGATGGTATTGTTTCATTAAGCAATAATCATTTTATTTTGCAAGCAGGGTCATATCTAATTAAATGGAAAACTCCTTTTTATAGAACAGAAAGAACAGTCACAGAATTAGTTACTGTGGCAAGTTCAGGCACAGGTGGAGCAACAAGAGTTGCTACTGGAACTTCTGAAATTCTTAGAGGTGCAGCTGGGGAAGGAGATGGATGTTCTTCATTTGGAAGTACAAGACAAACTATTAGTTCTGAAACATATTTTGCAATAAGATATAGGACATCACGACAAGAAGGAACGTCTGGACTTGGTTTTTCTCATGAGTTTACTGGTGCATCTGACCCTAGTAATGTATTTACTCTTGTTGAAATATATAAGGAGGTATAAAAAATGGCAATAAATTCAGATACAGATATTGTTTTAGCTATCACACAGCTTGGTTTAAATGGTAATTTATATAAGTTAAATCAATCTATCCCTCCACACCAAATAACATCTTGGGATTCAAATAATAAAGATTCACAACCCACAGATGATGAATTAAATACAGCTTATACAGCTTGGAAAAATGCAAATGAATATAAGAAAAATAGAGAACAATCATATCCGTCTATTCAAGAGCAACTTGATATGCAATATTGGGATAGCGTTAACGGCACAACAACCTGGAAAGATGCTATTGCTAAAGTAAAAACAGACAACCCAAAGCCTAGTTAATTATGTCAGAGCTAAAAGTCAACAGTATAAAAGGAACAGGAGCTAGTACAGCAGCTATCACTATTGATAGTTCTTCTGGTGGGTGTTCTGCCAATATCACTAATAACCTCACTAATAGAAACAAAATAATAAATGGTGCAATGTTGATAGCTCAACGTGGTACTTCATCTACATCTACTGGTTATCAAACTGTGGATAGACTTTCAACTTATCATGGAGGTACAGATGAAGCACCTACATATTCTCAAGCTGATGTTGCTGCTGGAACTACACCATACTCTTTAGGATTTAGAAAGTGTTTTAAAATAACTAATGGAAATCAAACAAGTGGTGCTGGTGCAAGTGATGAAATACAAGTTGATTATGGTGTAGAAGCACAAGATATAGCTAATAGTGGCTGGGATTACACTTCAGCATCTAGTTTTATAACTTTGTCATATTGGGTCAAATCAAGTGTTGCTCAAGAATTTAAAGGACATATTTTAACTAAAGATGGTACACAATATAACTTTCCTTATTCATTAGGTAGTTTGTCTGCCGATACTTGGACTAAAGTTATAATAAAAATTCCCGGCAATCCTAATTTACAAATTGATAATGATAATGGTAATGGATTACAGATAAATCTTTTTAATCAAATGGGAACTGGCTTAACTGGAAATGTTACAGAAGATACTTGGGCTACATTTAGTGCTAGTACAAGAACACAAGACCAAACATTAACATGGTACACAACAAATGATGCAACATTTGAAATTACGGGAGTTCAATTAGAAGTAGGCAGCGTTGCAACAGATTTTGAGCATAGAACATTTGCTCAAGAGTTACTTTTATGTAGACGATATTGTAATGTTTGGAAGTCCAAAAATGCAACTAAAGATTATATAATTCCAGCTAAAGTTACAGACGGAGATGATGCGTATACAGCTTATGAAAGTCCAGTCCAATTTAGGAGTACACCTTCAATTGTCATATCAAGTGCTGATCATATTAAAGTTAATTATGGTTCATCTCAGCAAAATGGGCCAGTTAATTTCTCAAATAGAAATTTTGATAGTCAGTATGAAAATAGACTTTTTCTAAATTTTGACTTAAACAGTAATGTGTTAACTTCAGGTGATATGGTATTTTTAGCCTTTACTGATAACACTGCTGACGGTGTAGGTACATTCACTCTTGATGCGGAGCTTTAATTATGGCATATCCAACAAATCCAATTTACAAATTAAAAAACGATAAAGACAGCGGTAAGTTAGTCACGATTATGAAGGGTGGAGTAAGATTTATCCCAATAGATCCAGCAAATAAAGATTATCAAGAGTACCTTGAGTGGGTTGCAGAGGGCAATACAGCCGAAGCTGCTGATTAGACTGGTTAGTTAACAAAAATAACAGTAGAATAAGTATATATAACATGAAAAATGTACAGTCAGAGACCATCTAGATCGAAAAAAATACTTGTAGGTTCTTTAGGAATATTATTTGGACTGTCTCATCTTGCTTTGATACAGTCAACAGTCAATAGAAA